GAAATCAACCCCCTACAACGCATCAAGTGGGAAATAAATTTTTAATATTTTCAGGCAAAACCTGAAAGGCACAATGCCTATGCGGGTGGGGTTTTTTATATTTTATTTTTAGGGCTTATAGGGCTTTCTGCATAGTGCCATCCATCACCGTTTTCAACATGGTCTAAGCACTCCAACCACATCAGCACAGTTGACATTAATACGAGAACCGATTATAATAAGATAAGACATGGCGAGTGACAATGACATGAATGCACAACCCAAACACACCCAGCTGGCCCATGTAAATGGTGGGCAAACACAAGAACAGGTCCAAATTGAAGCAGTGCGTGCTCTTACGGGTGAGATCGCGCTGAATGACTTTGGGTTGCCTGTGGGCATCTACCGGACTGACTTACTCCCCTTTCACGATTACCAACCAACGCACTCACGTGCTGTTGCCGATGCCGATGCTGATGCTAGTGCTCTTTTCCCATTACCATTACCATTACCGCAGGGTCTAACCACTCCAACCACACACGAACAAGATGAGGACAATGAAGGGGTGGGAGAATTCCTCCCAGCGGTTCGCGACGAGGATCGTGTGTATCGTATTGCGGGGTTCCCTGCGAGAGAATTGTCTAACGCGTTTGTCCCTCTGCAGTATGATGAAGGGTTCCCTGCATTTGATTCCGGCCTACCATTTTGGTCACGCTTAGATTTTGAGCCTACAGATGCGTTTGTGGCGTTCCAGCAGTATCTTAAAATGCCTTTGGGGTCAGAGGGAGATGCTGATGATGAGGACTACTCAGGATCGTCCGCAAGTGGGACACGAAGTCTATCCTCTCTTGCTACATCCTTAATGCCCGATGATAAGGTAATCAATTGTATCGCACGGTTCCAAGAGTATTATCACCTATACTATTGGGGCATGAGAGCGCATGCGTACGACCTCTTTAGAGTAGCACAGTATAGGAAGCAGCAAGAACTTCGAGCAATCGAAACGCAAGATGAACATTATGTCCAGTCACGCCGTCTCAGGCACCGTTTAATGAAGTACATGGACGATGAAGAGAACTTTTGGGACTTGATGACACCTAAAGTCGGGTTGGATATGTTGAAAACCATCACCCAGTTGGAGCGGATCTCCGCAGGAGTCCCAGCAGCGGGTCCAATGAGCGAGATTGAGCGAGAGAGAAGTGGGTCCCCATTTGAAGTGGTGCTCCGTTCTGTTGCACAATCTAATCGGCGTGGGAAAACCACACTTATTACAGACGAAGGTGAAGTGTTAGATAACGCTCTGAAGGATCCAGCGGCTACCGAGATCCTGCAAGAGCTGATTATCCGTTCAGGGGGTAAATAATGCCGTACGTCACTGCAGCTATGCGTAAAGAACTCCAGATTGTGGACAAAAGGGTGTCCAAAAAGTGTATTAAGTGCAGAAAGTGGTGGCCTCGCGCGGATATTCTCAATAATGAGGGCGAAGTTGAGGAAAAACACGGGTTTGGTGCGCATGAAACGTCCTCAGATGGCCTCCAAAGCATATGTTTTACATGCAAAAATGCCATGAATAATAAGGCTCGTGACAAGAATATCACCGCCCGAATCCGCCATCACACCAGTACTAGATGCTTGACGCAGTTGGGGAAAGACCATACGCCACCGAACTTCGTTGCTAACCTCGAAGACTACCTAGGATATAGAATCGCCACACTCGTCAAGCATCTCTCCAAAGATCTCAAGAGCCGTGAAGGGCCAAAGAGGAAGCTGCGTGATGCTCTGATGGAAGGGTATCATATTGATCACATAAGACCTCTGAGCCTCTATAAGGTTGTGGTAGGAGTGTCAAATGGGTCAACAGTCGAAGGGTCAACTATCGATGGAGGCGGGTCGACTATCGAAGTGAAGACGCATATAGATTGGGATCAGTTCCGCGAGTGTTGGAGAATGGAAAACCTCTGTGCGATACCAGGAGAAGAGAACCTTGCTAAAGGTGCCACATACGTTGACCCTAACCCTAACCCTAACCCTAACACGCGCGTTCTAAACACTCCAACCCCAATATCAATGTACCCTAAATGACTATTATTGACCCTAATATGAATGTTGAGGAAGCGATCCGCACAAATGAATCCGCCTTGAGTGGTTTGGGTCATTCCGATCAACAACGTTTACAGGCTGCCTTGCGTGATGGTTGGCGTTTGACACCTGCGACGATGGCATCCAAGATTACGGATGGGCGTTGGATTGCTGCAAGACACCTTCTCTACATTTCTACAATTGTAGCCACCGCTGTTGCTAAGGGCAACGCACGACTGATCCTCACAATGCCAGCACGACACGGCAAAAGTGAGTTCTTATCGGTCAATACATCCATCTGGTTCTTAGAGAAGTGGCCCACAAAGTACGTCATGAATATCTCATATGGTGTCGATCTGGCGACGGACTTCTCCCTCAAGGTGCGTGATACGTTCCTCAATGAAGACCTCCATCATTTATTGCGCACCAGGTTGAACCGCAATAAGATGAGGGTTGACCGATTTCTAACGACACAAGGTGGGGGATTAACGGCAGCGGGCATTGGTGGTGTAATATCGGGTCGTGGCGCTGATTTAATGTTGATCGATGACTATATCAAGAACGCTGAAGCGGCACTTTCAAAACAACAACATGGTACCACGTGGGAATGGTTCAAAAGCACTGCGTATACAAGGCTTGAACCAGATGCATCCCTCGTGATCTTGGCAACACGGTGGGACCATGATGACCTAATTGCTAAGTGTCTTACAGAGTTGCCTCATGAGAATTGGACCCTTATCAACTTGCCTGCATTAGCTGAGATTAATGACCCCTTAGGGCGTGAGGAAGGGGAAGCTTTGTGGCCGGAGCGGTTTTCACGTGAAGCTCTACTGCGAATCAAGGCTACATTGGGTAGCTATTGGTTTGAGGCTATGTATCAGCAGAACCCCAGGCAATCAATGTCTGGTATGGATCTAGGTGAGAAGCTCAAGTATATCACAGAGGACGAGCTTCCAGAAGAAGCGGAGCTGTCCACATTTAGATGTTGGGACATGGCTGCCACACCTGAAGGAGGCGATTACACCGTAGGTGTAAAGGTGTCACGGCAGGGAAGTACGGGCCGTATCTACATGAGAGATATCACTCGTGGCCAGTGGTCGCCAGGCAAAGCTAAGTTGCAGGTATACACAATGGCTACGGTTGATGGTCATGGTGTAAAGATCTGGATGGAGCAGGAGCCGGGAAGTGCGGGGGTTGTAGTTGTCACGGATTTTAAGGACCTCTTAAAGTCCTACATGTACGAGGCAGAAAAAGCCACTGGTAAGATCGAAGTAAGGGCTAGTCCATTTTTAGCGGCAATTGAAGCAGGCAATGTGTATTGTGTGAAGGGAGCATGGTGTGATGCTTTCGTGGATGAACTGAATGGTTTTCCTGATGGGGATCATGATGATCAAGTTAGTGCTGCATCGCTTGGGTATAACAAGTTAGTACATGGTGTTTTTGGTGCATTGACATGGGGACGCGACATAGCACCTAATGTTATCCCCTTTAGGGGTGCATTGGGACATGGGGTAGATTGGGTGAGAGGTGTGGATAAACCACGACGTAAATTAACCTGGTAAACGTAAGGATAGTGACATGAACAAGCGCAAACAGAGAGCCACGGAACGAGCTGCTATGAGGGCAAATGCTGCCACACTCAACGTTGACGTTAACGGGAGCCCCCTTAACACTCCAACCCCTGTAAGCCAAGCAAGCACTAAAGTACCAGTAGAAGTAGCAAGGGAGAGCTTACGCGCCATGAGTGACGCACTAAGCCGCCTCCAGTTATCTAATCTTGCTGGTATCCAACACGAAGGACTCCGTGACCTCTATTCCGTTTTTGGGTATAAGAAACTACCTACACCCGCAGATTACCTTTCTAAATATACCCGGCAAGACATTGCATCACGTGTTGTTGATGCTCCTCCTGATGCTACTTGGACTAATCCTCCATCGATGGAGGCGGACGAGGGGATAAAGAGTGCTTGGGATGCAATCGCCAAACAGGCCTTTATTTGGGGCGCAATCCATAGAGCAGACAGATTGGCTCGTATGAACCCCTTCTCCCTCCTACTCTTTGGCTTTGATGACGGCGTATTGGAGCGACCAGTCAAGAAGGCAAGTAAACTATTATATGTGCGTGCTCTAGGAGCGCGCCAGGTGTCTGAGCTCATATACAACTCAAACCCCAAGAGCCCTCAATATGGGCGGCCAGAACAGTATAAGATCTGTTATGACGATCCGTCCAAAAAGGTGATTGTCAAAGGGGGCGTGAGCGTAATAGGGCAAAAAGATATCACAGTACATGCATCTAGGGTGGTGCACATTGTAGAGTCCCCATTGGAGGACATCAACTTTGGTACGCCCATCATGGAGAAGGTTTATAATCTTCTCGACGACCTTTTAAAGGTGACGGGGGGCACAGCCGAAATGTATTGGCTCACAGGTAATCGGGGCATGCAAGCCAACATCGACAAAGAGATGGAGATTGATCCCGCTGATGCGGCTGCCCTC